GTATGTTGTGAGCGTTCGCTGCAATATTGAAGCTGAGCGGGGCCGGATGCAGATGACCAAAGCGGAAATGTGTAACCTGCTCGGTGTCACTTCTAAAACATATAACAGCTACATCAAGGGCGGCGTTATCCCGTCTACCGTTCTGGAAACGCTGCGTCAGCTGACCGGGCGGTCCATTGACTACCTGCTCGGCCTTGACCAGCAGGAGATGAACTGAGGGGAGGTGAGAAGGATGGAAAAAGTCAAACCGGTGACAATCCCGGCAAACGTCAATGTTGCGGGCCTTGAAGAAGCAATGGACGAGATGAAGGAACTTGTCGCACTGCTGGAAAAAGCCAGATCGCTGGTGAGCGACCTGGCTAAGGAACTGAGCAAATTGTCAGTTGAAATTAAAATTTAAACTCTAAATTTAGGTGCCTGCTCGGCCTTGACCGGCAGGAGCAGTGAAGGGAGGGGAGACGGATGAGAAGGTTTGACGCTCTGACTATTGTGTTCTTTCTGGCCGGGTGTGTTGTCGGCGTAGTGCTGCTGAAAGTTATCGGCGTAATTTAGCCCATGATCAACCGCAATACCACTCCGCCGACCACGGCAACAGCGAAGCCAGAAATAAAACCGATTGCGCGCTCTATCCATACTTCTTTTCTGGTGAGCAGGTAAATGTAGCTTCCAGAGTTTATGGATACCGTGTACGGGCCGCCGTCTGCATACGTGATTGAGACGGCCTCCAACTCCTTGAGCATATTTAGAGCATTGCGGTTTCTGGTAGATTCGCAGAAAGATTTGAGGCTGTCTTCCGTCCATACTGCGTTGCCTTGATCGCAGTGCACCATAACCGTTTTCAAAACTTTGTTTAAGTATCGTCTGGAAATTCGCTTCAAGAAAATCACATCCTTTCGCCTACATTCTACCATATGCGCGGAGGGAGGACAAACACAAACCTGCTCGGACGAAACCAGCAGGAGGTGAACTAAGGAGAGGGGAGTTAACGGAAATGGACGTACAGTTGACGTTTGAGCAAGCATCAAAAATACTGACCAAATTAGTCCAGCTGTGGGCCGATCAGAATGACGTGGAAATAGAAAACCTCGTGATAACCAAAAAGGAGGACGGTCAGCTCGGGCTTGACCAGCAGAGCACGGAGGCGAGCTGACCGCCGCATCAAGGCGCAGCAGGTGAGGCTAGGTTTGGCGGGCGAGGAAAACGCCAACTTAAAAAAATTGGAGGAAACAAAAATGGCAATCAAGAGAATCTGTGACGCCTGTGGGGCGGCTTACGACGTCTCCCGTTGCGTGAAGCGGGGCAGACGGTATTACTGCCCCATCTGTCGGGACAAGCCAAACATGAAATGCGCAATCAATATGCAGCTGCCTGACGGCAGTTTAAAGACGCTGGTATACAGTGTTCGGCGCATCGCGGACGCATGTGCGAAGGCGAAGAAAGAACACCCGACGTGGGAAATCACTGGGGTGTCATGGAAGCAGTAAGGAGGACAAGCTATGGACTTGAAAAAAATTCTGGCAACAGCCACCGCGCTGGCCTGCCTGACCGCACCGGCGCTGGCCGTGGATGCAGGGGCAACTGGTGGGCTGAGCATTTCGCCCCACGCTGAGGGCGTATGCGCGCCAAACACCCCGATTGTACAGGAGGACGCACCGGTGGCCGTGGAGCCAGAAGAAGAACTAGCAGAGGAGGCGGAACCGGACGAGAGCGCCGCCGCCGATCTGACCGCCTGGGAGGATGACGAGGATAGCCTGACCATCGAGGAGAAGGTGGCGGGCAACCGGGACCCCGATTGCCCGATCTGGTACGACATTCTCCCGTGGGACTGCCCCAGGCATGAGTGGAGCGAGGTCGAACCGAACTATGAAGACGATGGAACGACTCTGCGCATCTGGAACTCCCGCAGCTGTCTGAATTGCGGCTATACGGAGACGATCGGAGAGGTGGAGTGCGTGCCCGTGGAAAACGGCCCGGAATGTGTGGAGCCGGAGGATACCGATGCGGAGGAGTACCACAACGACCCCGCGACAGATGAAGAAATTCAGGCGGCACTGGAAACCTTTGACCCCACTATTGACGACCCGCAGTACCAGCGGGAATACGAACGCTATCAGCGGGACCACGGCAATCAGGAAGAGGCAGAGGATGTTGGAAGCCCGGTGCTGTATGAGGAGACTGATGATGAAACTTGTTGATGCGGAAGCACTGCGGGTGGAGTTAGGAAAATGCTATGTAACCCGCTTTGAAGGGAAACTGCCAGATGGACGTATCTGTCATTACTCTGACGTGTTGGACCTGGTGAGCAGCTTTCCTGCCGCTGACCAGGCATTGCATGGACAGTGGATTCCAGACGATTACGGATATTATCGTTGCGACCAGTGCAGCTTTGAACATGATAGCCCGGAATGTGTGATACCATACTGTCCAAACTGTGGCGCATGTATGGATGGTGCGGAGGGCGTAGAATGAATGTAGTACACAATGCGAACTGTATAGACGCGCTGAGAGAATACCCGGACAGGTATTTCGATCTTATCATCGCCGATCCGCCATATTTCAGCGGACCAGAAAAGCGCGGGTACTATGGGAGCAAGGTATCAAAAATTGGGGTGCACAGGGAATATCCTGTTTCATCCGAATGGCGCATCCCAACAGCAGCGGATTTCAGAGAAATTTTCAGGGTTGCGAAGTATTATATCATTTTCGGAGCCAATTACTTCTCCGACACACAGTTTGCCACAGGGCGGATCATATGGGACAAAGTGAATGGGAAAAGTTCATTTTCAGATGCTGAAATCGCGGCAACAAACTTATTCAAAAGTGTGCGGATTTTCCGCTTCATGTGGAATGGCATGATGCAGGGTAGAAGTTGTGACGATGGCACCAAGGCGCAGGGTAACAAAAAGCTAAATGAAAAAAGAATTCACCCGACGCAAAAACCGGTTGCGTTATACCGGTGGATATTTAGGAACTACGTGAAGCCACAATGGAAGGTGTGTGATCCATTCCTTGGTAGCGGAAGCAGCCGAATCGCGGCATCCGAATTTGAAATAGATTTCGTCGGCTTTGAGCTGGATGCGTACTATTTTGCGGCGCAAGAGAGACGATACCAGCAAGAAGTAAATTAGAACGGAGGAACCGAAATGAAAAACAAACTGATGATTGCAGCAGGTGTGGCCTGCGCGGTGGCAGCTGGCGCGAACAGTATCGGCGGGCTGGTGCTGGCCTGCCTGGGGCACGATACACTCGGGGTGCCGTTTGTATTCTGCGGCGTGATGCTGTTCGGCCTGACGGAGATGCTGCTGGGCCGGGTGCATGAAGTAAAGCAGCCGTCAAACCATGGCAAGGTATGAACCGTGCCGCCAATGCCGCGACCGCCATGACAATTGCCACAGCTTGTGCGAACGGTATGCGGAGTACCGGAAACCGTTTGACGCGGCGGCAGAGAAGCGGATCAGGGACGCCGACGCTGAGTGCGCTATGAACTACATCAACAGCAGCAACCATAAACGGCTGCGGCGGATGGCTGCGAGGTCGAGGGGAGGCTAGAACTATGGTTGAGTGCAACCGCGATTGTCTGAACTGCCCCTACCCGGATGCGCCGGAGGAATGCTTGGAGGCGCCGTTGTCTCTGGATGACTATCGTGAGCTGGATTGGCTGGACCGGGAGATTATTCGCCCAAAAACAGAGCGGCAGAAAAAGGCATCCGCTAAGCAGAAGGCGTACAGAGAAGCCAACCGGGAGGAGATAGCCGCTAAGCAGAAGGCGATTGCAGATGTCCGCCGCGCACGAAGAATGACGCAGAGAGACTTGGCGACACTGTGCGGCGTCACACAACCGGCGATCTCACAGTGGGAGAGCGGATGCTTGCCAGCACCGTGGGACAAGCTGTGTGCTGTGCTGCCTGAACTGGAGCAGTACCGGCCAAGTAAAAACGCCGCTGACGGGACGGCAATCCACGATCAGCGGCAAGCAAAAATAAAGCATTATCATTATAACGAAGCAGAGAGGTGAATGCAAGTGGAAAACAATTATGCGAGAGAGATGAGGATCATCGAAAATATCGTCTGCGCTATCAAGAAGAGCAATGCGATGGACACCAGAAAAGAGTACATTGAAGCGCTGGATTTCCTGTTTGACCGTTACCGGCTGACAAAAGCTATGGTTGCTGCTGGAATGAGGTGTGAGGGGGAGGAAGACAAATGACATTGTACGAAATCAATAGCCAGCTCAGTGCGCTGTTGGATCGCATTGTGGATCCGGAGACCGGAGAGATTACCGATTTTGCTCCGCTGGATGCGCTGCAGCTTGAGCGGTCGAAGAAAATAGAGAACACGGCCTGCTACATTAAGAACCTCAGAGTGCTGGAGGATGGGATTGCGGGAGAGGTCAAGGCCCTCCAGGAGCGCAAGAAGCGGATTGCGAACAAATGCCGTCAGCTGAGCTCCTACCTCCAGGACAACCTGAACGGCGAGAAGTTTGAGACCTCCCGCTGCTCCATCAGCTTCCGCCGCTCTCACCCGGTAGAGGTGGCGGATGCATCCGCCGCAATTGAGTGGCTTGCGCACGAGGGATATGATGATTGCCTGCGTTACAAGGCGCCTGAACTCAGCAAGAGCGGCCTGAAAGAGCTGTTGGACTCCGGCGTAGAGGTACCCGGCTGCCTCGTTGCAGACAGGTTGAATATGACGATTAAGTGAGGTGAGCGCATGGGAATCCCAGTCCTTATCCTGGGCGAATCCGGCTCAGGAAAATCTGCCAGCCTGCGCAACTTCGAGCCATCTGACGTCAGCGTGTTCAATGTTGCGAGCAAGCCGCTGCCATTCCGCAAACGGCTGCCGGTCCAGAATATGGCTACCTATCAGAGCATTGCTGACGCGTTGAGCAAACCGGCGAAGAAGGCGTATGTCATCGATGACGCCCAATATCTGATGTGCTTTGACCTATTTTCCAGGATAGCAGAAAAGGGATACGAAAAGTTTGCTCAGATGGCGCTGAGTTTCTACAGCATGGTCCAATTCGTGATACGGGGCCTGCCGCCAGACTGTATTGTATACTTCATGATGCACACCGACACGGACGCGAATGGAAAGATCAAGGCGAAAACTGTGGGGAAGATGCTGGACGAGAAGTTGACGCTGGAGGGATTATTCTCCATCGTGCTTATGACAGAGGTGACGAAAGAGGGGTACTTTTTTGTCACCCAGTCGGACGGCTTTTCGTCCTGCAAAAGCCCTATGGACATGTTCCCGCTCAAAATTGACAATGACCTGAAGATGGTTGACGAGACCATCCGGGCTTACTGGGGGCTGACGACCGCCCCGGAAGGAGACGAAGCAAATGGTTGATATTCAAAATTGGGACGCGATTCCAGACGCAGCAGAGTATGAGAGGCCGGTTCCCGGCGGGTACATCGGCGTGATCTGCGACTATCTGGACGTGGAGACGCCCAATCGAAATGGGAAGAGTCAGTTTTTGCAGCTGTTCTGGGACTTCGCGGAGGGCCCGCTCCAGGGCTCAAACAACGAGTGCTCGCTGCGGATGAATTTCTGGCCCAGCTACGGTAAGTTCGTGCGCTCGTACAAGGAGTCGGCGCTGAGCCAGTTCAAGGCGTTCAAGACCTGCCTGGAGCTGTCCAATCCCCGATACGTGTTCAACACGCGAAATTTGGACGGCATGAAGGGGAGATTGATTGGCGTCGTTTTAGGTGAGGAGGAGTACGAAAAAAACGACGGAACCGTCGGCACGCGGCTCTACGTCAAGCAAGTTCGCACCGTGCAGGCCATTCGAGATGGCGACTTCAAGGTGCCGGACCTCAAGAAACTGAAGCAAAATCCGAGATTGCCGCCCGCACAAAGCTATGGGCAGCAACCGGGATTTTCTTATGGCGGTGGATTTGCGCCATTGCCTGACGAGTCGGATATTCCGTTCTGATAGGAGGAGCCATGGCGAAGCGAAAGGAGCAGTCTCCGTGTCCTTATCAATACAGCTACAGCCGGGCCGACTACCTGGAGGGGGATGAGCCGTATAAAGAGCTATGGGCAATTCAAAGCCCGTTTCTCCAGGACAGGGAGGCAACAAAGATGGGCGAGCACGCGCGCTCCGTCGGCGTCAACAACTTTAAGTCTCTCTGGGCTTCCTATAAGCGCTCCATGAAGGGTGCGGCAGCCGGAGACGATACGTTTATCAATGTGACGGAGTTCTCCGGCCAGCCGGTAGAGCTGATCTCCGGGCAGTGGATCGCGAATGATACGGGGGTCTACTGGATCAATCGGATGAGCGGGGAAAAGGAGCGCATCTGCCCTCACGCCATCATGCCGGTGGAGCGCCTGGTCAACATTGACACAGGCGAAGAACGGCTGAAGCTGGCGTATAACAAGGGCTTTGGCTGGCGGACGCTGGTGGCGGATAAGGCCGTCACCAGCTCCGCGCAAAAAATTATCTCACTGGCATCTCACGGGATCGCGGTCAACAGCGAAACGGCCCGGCCCATGGTGCGCTATCTGGCCGATCTGGAGAACGAGAACATGATGTCCATTCCGGAGCGGCACAGCGTCGGGCGGCTGGGCTACATACGGGGCCACGGGTTTTCACCTTATGTGGCCGGGCTGGAATTTGACGGGGACGCTAACTTCCGGCATATGTTCCGTGCGGTCCAATCCCGCGGCCTGGTTTCGTCCTGGCTGAGCGCGGCGCAGTATATGCGGCGGCACAGCGACGCGGCTAAGATCCTGCTGGCCGCGTCCTTCGCCTCCGCGCTGGTGGAGCCCATGGGCGCCCTGCCGTTCTTCTGCCACGTTTGGGGGATCGACTCCGGCACAGGCAAGACGGTCGGCTTGATGCTGGCGGCGTCTGTCTGGGGCGATCCGGCCATAGGCGAGTACATTCAAACATTCAACGGGACAGTGGTAGGCCATGAAAAAACAGCGGCTTTTTTGAACAATTTGCCGCTGATCCTGGATGAGCTGCAGCTGTCCCGGGACGGGCGCGGCAACCTGAATTTTGACGTGTATAAGCTGGCTCAGGGCGTGGGACGCACTCGGGGAAACCGCAACGGCGGCGTGGATATGACACCCAGATGGGCCAATTGTATCATTACCAGCGGCGAAAGCCCTATTGTAGATCAGCATGCGGGCGCGGGCGCTGTGAACCGGGTAATCAGCGTGGAAGTGGAAGCGGTCAACCCCGTCGTGACGGCGGACAGCGGCAACTCCCTGGCGACAACCATGCGCGAAAACTACGGCTTTGCCGGTTACACATTCGTGCAAGAACTGTACGGCGATCCAGACACGGTTGAGGACGTCAAGGCCCGGGTGGGCGCCCTGATTCGCGCGCTTTCCCGGGGCAACACTACGGAGAAACAGGCGGCGTCCGCGGCGTTG